ATCATAAAAATAAAGCGAAGCAAAAAAGAATATATCGCTTTTTATTTCGCTTAAAAGCTGATGGAGGTATTAAAGGTGAAAAAATACGATACATATAATATTTGGTCCTCTGAAAGTGGAATATTTCACAATGTTCAGAATGTCTTATATAAAAAACAAGCATTTAGTAAATATGAATTTGTATATGAATGTGGTACAGAATTGTTGGTAGGGCGCGGATTTCCTTTTGAAGAAGATAAAAAGATTAATAAAGCAGAATTGCTTTATGATGCAATAAATCTGTGTGAAAATTGCGATTTTAGCATAACAGATGAATATGAAGAATATAAGTTTAGTGATGATGACAAAAAAAGGATTATAAAATTTGTTAATAAATATGGCTTCCCTCTTATAAGCGTTCTTAATGATTATATCGGAGAGTCTCCAACTTATACATCGTTGCAGATATTCGAAGAACTAAAAGAATTGTCAATTGTTGTTGCAGCTCATCGGTATTTAACCAAAGAATTAACAAATTTTAAATCTCTAACAAAGAAATCATTTGAATGTAATGAACTTATTCACGAAGTAAGCCGTGATGGTCATATCAGTTCTATAGAAACACAAAGGATAAATAACACTTGGGCGTTAATCTCTATCATCGATTATATGTATAGTGCGAGCTATAAATATCTTCCTGAGTTTTTCAGTGACTCTCTTAAAGGAGGATTTAAATATAACCTTGTCGCTGGCTCTGTATTTGATATAGTCCGGCTGCAGTTCTGTCAAATGTTAAATGCTGGTCATATAGGAATATGTGAAATATGCCACAAAACATATCAAAAGGAGCATGGTAACAGTAAATATTGCCCCAATTGTAAAGGGTGGAACGGTATAAAAGAAGCGTTTACTGTTAGGGTTTCTGATAAAAAGTATAAGGAAAATTTAAAAAGAGATCCTATTCGCCTGCTTTGTAAACAGTACATGGATAGGTATAGAGCACGACTTGGTGCAAATAACAACAAATACAAATCAATTAAAAATGTAATAATTGAAACGAGGGAAAAAGCCATAAATGATAACTGGAACATAGATGAGCTTAATATACAATTGGATAGTTCGATAAAAATGCTATTTGACCCCCAACTTTGACCCCCACTATCATATAAATCAGCAAACTTTAATAAACTACAAACAATAAAAAATGCTTATTTACTGTGTTTTCTTAACATAATAAATGCAGACAAACTCAAATAAATAGCATTTTATCATACTCTTAATCAGGGTGTCCAGGGTTCGAGTCCCTGATGGTGCACCAAAACAAAACACGCCTTTGGCGTGTTTTTTGTTTTGGTGCACCATCCCTAAAGGGAGGATTCGAGCTTCGCAAAAAAATGCCCGCTTTCATCTCACAGAAACTCTCGGGCTATGAAATATCCCACCGGGATATTTCACTTAACGCTCTCGTCTTATGGTGCACGCCGAGAGAAAAGCACTTGCAAATGCAAGTGCTTTTCTCAGTGAAATTCAGAGTGAAATGCACTTCGTGCGTGAAATATTGTTGCGCAATGTGAAATACGCCTGCGGCGTGTGAATTTATTTCATTTCACTCTTAATTTCAAAATTTGCGTCAGCAAATTATTTCACATTAAAACCGCAAATCAAGCACGCCTTTGGCGTGTTTTTTTATGTCTAATTGGGAAATACTGTAAAAATAATGCATTTTATGCCGCCAAGAGTGCATTCTGTGCCAAAAATGTGCACAGGAGGCAAAAGTATGATATAATTGACCCACTACAAAAAAGGAGATGAATCAATGAAAAAAATCGT